TATCTACACCTGGACGACCATCTGGAGCAGTTAGTCGCTTGGCTTCAAAGATATTTTGACGAGCAATAATTAGGCTCTTTGGACGGACACTAATTAGTAGACCACGATCATTAGTAAAACCAGCAATATCAATCATTGCTTGTTCTAGAGCAGCTTCGTTAAGATCTGCAGCAGTCGCTGGGCCGTTAGTCCAAGTACCACCAGCCATATTTGGGTGAGAGGCAGAACCACCACCACCTGCACAAGCAATTAGTGTAGCGCCATCACCACCAACATAAGAGGTATTGAAAGCACGGTTATAGACGTTAGCCGCTACAATTTCTTTGGTCTGGCGCATTGAGAATGCAAGACCTTGTGCTTTACGCTGACCAACTACATCATACTGATCATCCTCCATGATTTCACGAGTAATCACGAAACCTAGGGCATATACAACGTGGTTGTAACGAGTGATGAAAGCTTGTCGCTCGGTATCATAAGTGATAGGAGCACCTTCACCCTTAGACACAGCAAGACCAAATGAACTTACACCAACGTCTTCTTCAAACTGACGAGTAGACTTAAAAGTATCAAAAAGCTTTGTATACTCTACACCATACTCACTGTAAGCCTTACCATACCAAGCATTAACACCAGGCCAGCCGGTGTATTTCAGTTTAGGTCGTTAATCTAAACCCGGTGCTGGAGGTACGAACTCAGCACCTGCTAGTGATTCCTCACTAGAGAAGACTATATCATCATCCAAACAGGCATTTATCTCTGCTTGGAGTCCACCGCTTCCATCCACATGGATGTACTCTGTTCCCAGATAGTCGTTGAACTTTCCGAGTAACACATAACCTTTACAGGACTTCCCCTTCATCCAGTAGGTATAGAACTTACCTTTAATAGTGTATGTTCTTTTGTATGGTTGAAAAGTATTCCAGAAACTACCTTCGTTGAGTTTGTGCTCACGACAAAATTTCTTAAATCCTTCAACTACCTGTACTGAATTATCAGGAAACCTAACAACATATTTTTCTAGTTTTCTAGGGTTATTAACCCCTTCTCCACCAGTTGTGTTGTTATAACCACTATTATAAGAGTCATATTCAGCAATAAACTGTTTTTCTAACGCAACTAAATCTTCTTTAGTTAGGGCAGAGCAAAGTTCTTGCCATTCAAATTTATCCCAACCATATTTATTAATCGCAAGATATAAGGCTTGCTTTTTATTTTTGTTTGGGTTTCTAGAGTTTAACCAATGCTTATGCTTTCGTTCAGCAAGGCTGAGTGTAGTTAAACCAATATAACTTTTACCATTAATGGTATTCAAAACTCTGTAAATGATCATGTGCCTCCCGGCTTAGCTGCGGATTGTCCCTTAGGAAGTCCCCGCAATTCGATGGATTTTTAAGAGAGGATTACTCCTCAATGCCCCCTGGCTAATTAATTAAGGGCCTTTGCAAAACTGGAACTATTGATAATACCAGACATATATTATACCCCTGCAGTGCCAGTACCACCGGCTAGTTGATGATTATTAATAGCTACTAGAACCTTAGCATTTGCACTACCCACTTCATTGTCTACTCGTTGAGCAAAACCTAGAAGCTTGAAGGGTAGGGTAGCTGTAGTCGCCTTTGTAGAGGTATCAAGTTGTACACCAGATGCACCAGTAGTAGTGGAAACACCTGCATCAATAAAGTCTACGTTTAGACCAATATCAGCAACTGCTAGAGCACCCCCAACAGCATCTTCCTGTACTTCATAGACTACATCTGGAGAGTCGATTACAAAGACATATCGACCAGTTGAAGCTGCTCGATATTGGAGTGGAAGATTTAGATTGCTATAGTCTGGTAGGAAACCAGCTACCACACCTAGTACCACCCCTGCAGTAGATGCCTTAGTAACAGTTGCTAGACCTTCAGCAGAAGCAGAGCCACCTAGCTTTACAGGATCACCAACTGCTAGTGCAGTACCATCTGAGGATGGAACATAATAAAGATTGGCTTGCCCATTATAGGCAGAGCCATTAGTGTGCTTTACGGCACGTAGGCCGTTAACACGAGAGACGTTAGCCATGTATTCTCCATATTAACTACGCGAAAGTTTAACAGATCCAGATAGACCGTTTGCTCCCGCAGATTGAGTAATTGTCTCTTCGAGTTGGTTTACACGGGCTTGCTTTGCAGCTTGATCTTCATTATACCAATCAAGTTTTTGACGCATAACGAAAGCCTTTACGCCTCCACCAACTGAGACTTGTGCTTGAGTTCCTTCTGGAGAAGTAGAATTAATTCGTTTATCACCTACTTGGACAGAAGAAGCATCAACAATTTCATATCCCGCATCCATGAGTTGCTGTACTCTATCACCAATATCGTTTACAATGCGATAATGGTAACCGTCTTCTTTACCTTTCACAGAAAGGATATTACGTTCGGTTACAGGAACACGGGTGGAACGCGCCGTTCTTAGGCGAGAGGGAGTGGGATTAGCCATGTTTATACTCCTTTAGTCTTCTTTAATTCGGCGATGTATTCTTGCTCAGACATCACGCCTGCTCTTACGAACTTTCGCATAATGTTTCGCTCATCATCAGACAACTGAAAACTGTTTGAAGACTTCCCATTACGGGCAGGGGCTTCTACAGCAGATGGGCGAGACGCTTTTTGATTTTGAAATTTATGAGAGAATTCCTTACGAACTTCTGCACTAATTTGAGTTAGTGCTTTCTCGAAAGATACTCCAGAATTTCGTAATTCTTGTCCTAGAGAATCAGCAAAGACACGCATTGCTCGATCCTTATTGTACCAAGAGTTTGCAGATAACCAATTTTCAAAGGATTCTTGATTAGGATTAGAAGAAGGGCTTACATCAACCTTCTTAACTTCATCATCAAAAGCAGCTTTCTCTTCCTTGATCTCATCAATCTTTTCTTCTAGAGCAAAGAAACGATCATGCTCCCCTTCTACTAGAGCCTGTTTACGAGCTGCTTCTAGTTCCTTAAGGGCACGAGCATACTCGGTCTCTTTAACACGACTGTGATGCGTTTTAAGAGCTTCTAGAGCCTGTCGTACTTGCTTTAGTTCCTTAGATTGGTGTTCAATCTTAGTGAAGAGTTCTCCACGTCGAACAAATTCTGGTGCATCAATAAACTCAGATTCATCACCATCAAATTCTTCTTTTGGACGCCAACCTTGCTCAATAGCCTTCTGCTCAATAGCAGATAGCTGACGTTCTTGTGGAACTTGTTCTTGTGGAGTATTTTCTACTTGTAGATTTTCTTCAGCCATGAGTCTTCTCCTTAAAAACCGCGACCACGTCCTCGTCGTTAAGGATTCCAATTTGTTCCTTAGTTTCTGGATCTTCAATAAACTTTGGAGCAAATTTAGCAAAAATAATTGTATCACCAACTGCACACCAAGGATCTTGTTCTGGCCAACAAGTAGAACCAATCGCAAGGACAATTCCCTTATCTACTGATTGATCTTCTCGTTTTTCATTTGGCCGTACAATCTCAAGTCCCATTCGTTTAGCAGATGCTAGTGCGTCATCTACTTCTTCAAGTTTAAATGGCTTAATAATTAATCGGTGTCCGCATGGTGTAATCATTCTAGTTCCTCAACGCTGATGTTAAGTAGGTCTTTAATTGCAGTAATATAACCTCGATTAAAACAATCTGTTAAAGGTTCTTTTCCTGCTTCAGAAAGAAGTTGCTCTGTGAAGTACTCTAAACGTACTCTAAAACCCTCCATTACTGCTTGCGTGATTGGGTGGTCTTTCCATTCGCTGAATTCGTCTTGTGTTGTGATTTGGCACTCTCCTCTTGGTGACGCATTTGTTGACTATGCTGCTGTTCTTTTTGCATTAGTCCTTGGTTTACTTTAGCCTGTTCTGTAGCACTAAAGATTCGCTGCATATGGATCTTAGTAGCAGCATCAATTTGAGCGAGTTGTTCTCTATGTCGCATCTCTTGACGCTGTTCCTGTTCTCTCATAGCAAGTTGAACAGCCTTGTCTCTTTGCTCCAGTTCCATCTTATGTTGTTGGTACTCAGCCTGCATAGCAATTTTCTGCTGCTCTAGCTGCCCCTTCATTTGCATTTCCATTAGCTTTGGATCTGGTGGTGGTTCTAGTTGACCTGATTGCTGAACTTGTTGTGTAAACAACTGTTCGTAGTTTGGTTGTTCTTGTGCCTCTAACACACGTTGGACAACCTTAACAGGATCAAGAACACCCGTAGCTAGAAGTTCAAGTAGACCTTGAGCCTTCATTAATTTTTCTGTAGAAGTAGCAGTATTAGGGTCTGCTGCCGGACAAACATCATAATCTTCAGTATTGAAGTCATCTGGACCTACTTCTGAATCAATAACTCTAACATACTTATTAGGATCTAAATAAACATGGTTTAAGTTATAGAGTTTCTTAAATTCTGAGCGTAAGGAGCGGTAGACTCTCTTATAGACCGCTGTAAAGACCTTCATTCCTTGCTCAATAGTCGCCATTGTTGTAGTTGCTGGGGTATTTTGTCCAGGCATCTTACCAACAAAGATTTCTGCTACAGAAGCAAGTTCCTTACCAGAGGTAATTAGAGTACCCATAAGCTGGAAAAGAACATTTGAGGGCTCTTTAACAGGTAGAGGTACAATTTGTTTACGAAGATCGTCAGCAGTGCTGTTAACAGGCTTCCATTCACCAGGTTGCCACTTAGATTCTCCCATTTTTAGCTTTAGACCTTTACCTAAAAACCCACCTTGTAGGTTACTTAGGGTTCCAGCATCAACTAATTGGTTGATCGTAGTATTAACATCCTCATTAATGGGTCCTAATAAGAGACCAAATCCAATATCGTAGAAACCGCCATCAGGATTAGCAATAAATCCGAACTTAGTATAATAATGAATAGGGTCAATTTGAAGAAGTTTACCTTCATCATCAGTGAAAATAGTTTCTTCATCAAATCGTGCAGCGATTCGTAGTACTTCTCTTGAAGTCCTTTCAAAAGTTACTACGTAGGGCTCACTATACCCATCATCATCTAGATCTAAGTAGCAATGTTGCTCAATAATCTGGTATGGTGTGGTACTATCCTGTAGTGTAGCTACTGTGATATTATTTGGATCTGGGATAGGATCACCTAATTCTACCTTTCGATAGAAACCAGACATCATTTTACCAGCAATTACACGCTTAGATTGTGGAATAATCTCTGAAATTCGTTCAGCATCCTCAAGATTCTTAGCCCAGTAGTCCACTACTAGGTTCTTAGGTAGAACTAATTCAGAAACATTAATCTTCTTGACAGGATTATAGTATGTCTTCTTAAAAACAGTACCAATAATTGGAAGCATGATAAGGAGTTTATCCATATCTTCTTCCCAACCCTCCATTTCATTGAAGAGTTGATAGGACATATAGCTAGAGATACGTTTAGCACGCTCTAGTTTAATCCCTTGTGTATCCTTTCCTAGTACTTGAACCTTTACTACCTCCCCAGTAGAGGGGATTAGTGAAGGATAGGCTCTAGCATTAAACTGCATAGCAGCAGTTGATAGTAAAGGATACTTGACATTTGATGCTCTAGGCCAGGGCCAAGACTTTTCTTCTCGTACTTGAAGGGCTAGTTTAGTCCAATCATCTAGATTCTTTTCCCAAGAATGTCTAGTAGATAGATCATATTCAAATCCCTCCGATACTTCTGAAGCAATATCTCGTAACTTCTGGTCGTCTAGGGAGTCTGCAATATTTTTGGATTCAACAAGTGCTCGAAGATTAGTAGCCACACCATTCTGATCTACCGTGTTGTCCAATGTTTCGTTCATATTCATCTAGGTATTCTTCCTCTTCCACTTCCTCTTTAGTAGGAGCTTCAATCATTGTGTCTAGGAGCATACCCAAGTATGCAAACGAATCAACTTGGTCATCATGCTTTGATCTAGGGAATGTACAACATTCTTCTTCAAAGTCTTGATACCAGTCACCTGCTTTATTAAATCTAATTCCTCCAGCACGTAATCTTGCTTGGATAGATCTGGCTCTAGCAATCTTATCTTTACCACCATGTTTTAGTTTTACTAGGTTTGGAAAGATCCCAGTAGACACCATTTCTTCTCTTAGGAATGGTCCAATTGCTTTAGACACCTGCATTTCTTCAATACCAAAAGCCTCTGGTTTGTATAGATTCTCAAGAGATAGGATTGTATCAACAATCTCTCTACCATCTAACCGATCCCTGATAACTTCTTTGATATGAAGAATTCTATTCTCATCCATACCGCCAACAATAAATACAGAGTAGTCAGCAGTCTCAGACTCAGAGATAGCTAAGTCAGCAGTAATATAATAGTTTAGTTTTTTCTGCTTATCTTCAGCTTCTTCAGGTTGGAAATCTCTTCGTTTAAAATAGGCTACAGACTCATCAATAGGAATATTTAAATACTCCATTGAGTAAACATCAGGAATACCTTGGTCGAAGTACTCTTTTCGTTTATCTTCAAAGTACTGTCTAGTATATCTCTGTGGCCAAAGAATTTGGGAGAAATCGTCAGTATGTGCTCGATACTTTACAGAGAGCCATGCATTTCGCCTAGTTCCATACGTCTTTAGTGGAGTAGTTACAACCCCAGGTTGGTATGGTTTAGGCATAATGCTCTCAAGCATTGAGTCACTATGCAGAATTGTCCCTACATATCTAACAATACCTTTAACTGATTTACAAGGCATTAAAGCACCGTAGAACCATCTACGGAATTTCTCACGACGCTCCTTGTTCATAACAATTTCGTCGTTCTC